CTGTTACTTCTTCATAATTTTTAAAGTGTAAACTATTCATAGTTATTCCTTGATATTTTGCCTTTATCATATTTACAGGATCTTTATTATCTTTATCTATGAATAATGAAACTGCCATTGCATTTTTGTTTATAATAATCTTATACTCTCTTTTTGCATATTCTAAAGAATCTGTAATAGCTTCTTTTGAAAATCCTGCTTTTCTTAAATCATTTTCAATTTCCTGAAGAATTAATTTATTTCTAATTTGAGTAGAACCTATAAATTTTATATTTTCAACTACTTCAGGGAATTTTTCTTTCATATCATACAAACCTTTATTCCATTCATTAGCACATCTTATATCTATCCCTGTATAATCGGCTCTTAGTCCTAATTTTTCAGCAAATTCATTAGCTTCTTTTATTGAACTTGCTTCTTTAAATTCATTTATACTCCTATTTTCAGTATTTGTCAATTCTTCTTTATCATTATTTTCAGTATCTTTTTCTCCAATTTCTTCCCTACCTTGCTTGATTAAACTTTCATAATCAATAATCGGTATTGTTGTACTTCTGCATCTAGGATGCATTGGTGGATAATTAAGCCCAACTGCAATCTTTTTAATCTCAAATACTTCACCATGTAACTCCGAACAAATTTGACTGGTCCTGCTGTCTAGTGTAGCACTAAACTCATATTTTTCTATGCCAGCTTCTTTATATCCATCCAAAGTAGCTTGATTTAAAGTATAATTAACTTCTGTTCTTAGAAGTCTTTCAACATCGTTCTTTTTAGCTGTTTCAAACCTTTCAGAAACTCTTTTAGCCATAGTTTGTAAGTTGATACCTTGTATCATTCCATTTACTATTTCTTGCTTTACTGTTTGTGCCAATTTATCTGTATTAGTCCAAAGCCTTTCAGAAAAGTTTGCTCCACTCCAAGGTCTATCTAAGACTGTTTTTATTTTATCTCTGCTCACAATAGCATTAATGCCTAAATCTTTTGTAACTTCTGTATAAGTATCTCTATAAATTGATGTTAAAGCATTCTTAGCACTATCTTCAACTCTAAAGATAAGTTTTACCATTTCCATATCTATTTGTGCTTTAAGACTATCTAAATGGCTCATACGACTTCTAGCAGCTAAGGTTTCTATTTCTAAATAAAGTTTTTTAGCTTCCAGAGGAGCTGTCTTTAAAAGTTTGTTATACTCTTTCAGGTAATCATGTAAATCTTTTTTCCAAACTTTATATTCATCACCTTTTAAAAGTTTCAAAGCATCATGATAACTTAAATTGTTATCTTTCATATAAGTTGTACCTATTCTACTAAGTTCTTTATTTATATTTTGCTTAGCCTTTTCAAGTGCAATCTTATATTCTTTTTCAATATCTTGTATAGTAGTAAATGCCTTAGCTTCTCTTTTAACTTGCCTTTCTTCCCAATAATCTCTATTCTTTTGAGCCATTAGTGCCAACTCCAATTGGGGTATTCATATCTTTTTCTGCATTGATATCTTCTTCTGCTTTTATTTTTTCAAGTTCAACTTTTGCATCTTCTATAAATGGCAAAATAGATAAGATAGTTTCATGCGATACTATTCCTTGTAATTTTTGGGCTGTATCAGCTGCTTCAACAAGATTTTTAGGAACATTTCTAGTAAATACTTTTTGAATATCAGTAGCTTTTATTTTTAAGTTGTGAAAATCTATCATAAGTTGTAATCTTTGATTTATGGCTTTTTTGAAATACATTTCTTTTTGTGCTGCTAGTTGTTCCAAAGCTAATAACTTATATCCAAGTGCAACTCCTGAGCTATTTCCACTAAACTCCTTATCCTGCATATCTGGTATCATTGAAAATTTATGAATATCTTGATTTAATCTGTTCTTGTTATTTTGAGCATAAGAGTCATTAACTTGTTTAACCAACCATTTAGCATCACCTTGCTCATTAACAAGCATAACTTTATTTTTATTCATTTCTTCTAGTGTTTTTTCATCTGTTCCACCCATGTTAATTAAAACTAAGTATGCATCTGTAAAATCTTTCATGTCATCAATAGCAGTTGAAGTTGCTTCATTGTATCCATCTATCAAAGAAATTACATTTTTAAAGTCTCCATTAGCCCTTTTATTGTTCAAAAACTCAATAATTGGGACCTGATTAAACCCATGTAGTTTAGTAACTCCTGTTACAGTTGGAACTTCTTTTTCGTCACTATCAGATAAAAATTCATAAGTAGTAACACTTGTACTATCATAAACTTCTAATTTATAAACCCATTTATCTTCTTTATTTTTAGTTTTATCCCATCTGACAGCCGCAGTTATTTCTTTTTTTACTGTGTTATCCCTCAAAACAAAACAATCTCTTGGGTCTACAACTGCATTTCCAATAGTATTATCTGCATTTTTATACCAAAGTTCATAAGACTTTCCAAACACACTTAAATTAGATGCATGTTCAAAGTTTTCTTGCTGTTCTTCCTCAGTTGCTAAATATTCAGATAGTTTTTCAAAGTCTTTTTTTAATTTATCACCTTGTAAAGCATAAGCTATTGGTTTTCCTAAGAAATAAGCTGTTGCAATAGTTGTAATATACTCAGGATAATTATTAATTAACTTAGTGTCTTTTTTCTTATCGCTTCTATCTTTTTTGTTTAAAATATTATGTTTCCCACTATAATAATCTTCCATTTTTTGTAATTCTGGCAATTCATTTTTTATAAAAGCTTCAAGTGCTTCTTTTAAATCTTCTACAGTCATCAAATCCTCCTCTCTTATCTTATTCCTAGGCTATTTCTGTCTATTGTTCTAATTCCACTATTTCTCATATAATCTTCCAGTGCATACCTCATAGCATCCATAAGATGGTTAAAATCATCAATGGGTTTATTTACTGCTTTCCCAAATTTATCCTTATCCCAAGCATAGTTAGAAATTTCTGTCAAAAAATTTACACATCTAGGATGGATAAAAATTTTAAAATCTTGAATAAACTGTATTCCAGCATTAATGCTATCTTTCCCTTTTTTAGAACCTTTTATTCTATAAAGTCCTAAACCTTTCAAATGGTCTATACTTTTTGGCTCTGCACTATCGGCAACTATAATTTCTTTTTTAAAACCTAATTTTTCTATGTTGTTGTAAATAGCTGTATTCTGCATCCCTTTCTGATATATTTCATCAAAAACATAAATTTCTTTTTGTTCCTGATCCAATATTCCACAAAAAAAAGCAGCTGGGTCATTAGTATATCCAAAATCTAGCCCAAATACTGCTTTTGCTTTTTCTCTTTTATTTAAAATTTCTCTCCAATCAAATTCTAACTCTTGCCAATTTTCATAGACAAGTCCATCTACTATTCCCCAGTTACCAAGTCCAGCAACTTGATATCTACGAGGGTTATTCTTTTTCATATCCTCAAATAATTTCTTATCAGCTTCATCTAGCCATTCGTTACATAAGTAATTGGTTGTAAGAGCCAAAATATTTTCATCTTCTTTATCAAAAAATCTAGCTTTTAGCCAATGTCTTTCATTCCAAGGGTTGAAGCTAATAATTATTTGTTTAAATAGTGGTTCTTCTACAATACCTCTGATACTTTCATCAAGCATATTAAATGCTGTTTCATCTGTCAACTCATAACATTCCTCTACCCAACACCAACACAAACTACCAACCGAAACTGAAATTGATGTAATTTTCAATGGATCATCAAAACCCCTAAATAAAATCTTTTGCCCAGTTGGTTTATATGTCATTTCAAGTGGACTTTCTTTTAATTCCCAATAGTCTTGAACTTGAAATCTATTAATAGCCCATCTTAAATCTGAATAGCAACTATCTTTTAAAGTTCTAAAAACTTTTCTTACAACAAGAGTATTAGCATTCTTATATTTCATCATGTTATAGATTATCCATAGAGCTGTTGTCTTACTCTTTTTTGAAGCTCTTGACCCTTTAACTACCTTATACCTACCCTTGAAGTTCCAAAATGATTTATAGCCCTTTCCAACGATTTGAGGTAAACTTATTTTTATAAATTTACTCATCTAAATCATCTTCTCCAACAATCATAACTGGCAAAGTCCCTTCAATTTTAGTTTTATCAGTGAATAAAGCGTATCTCTTTCCTAAGAGTTCTGCTGCTTTTATTCTTTCCTTAGCTGATACTTGCTTTTTCATTATCCTAGCAGAAGAAACTCCATCGCCTTCACCCTCAACTACTACAACTTCTTCTTGTATTTCACCTCTCATCATTGCTGTTAAATTCTGCAAAACTTCTTCTGCAGATGCTATTCTTTCAGATTCTGCTTTATCCATTAATTCTTTAACATAGGCTTTTATGTCCGTTTTTGTCAAGTTTTCGCTACCAACTTTTCTGGCATTCTTTTCTTTGTATCCAGCTTTTATTGCAGCATCAGTAGCATTTCCACTAGCTACATAATATTCACAAAAAGCCTTTTGCCTTGCATTTAATTTCAATGCTACTTCACCTCCAGTTATTATAATTAAAAAAACTCCCACATAGGAACGTATCCTGTACATCTAAGTACTGTGAGAGTATTGACATTATTATGGCTGGGGATATTGGACTTGCACCAATGACATTTTGCTTAACAGGCAAACGCTCTAACTAACTGAGCTAATCCCCAATATGGCAAGACTTTTTTATAGTAGAGTCTTGAACTACTCCAGAGTAAAATGCTTTTAAAAAGCCTTCTGGTTATTTCACATGATACCATTATATATCATATAAAAAACACTTACAAGGGCATTTCAGGTGCAAAATAGGTGCATTTTACGAAATTAATTTATTTAGTTTTTCCAAAATATCATTTTGAAATAAATTTGTAGCTATTTCCTCAACTAATAAACTTTTATTTCTTTTTACAGTACTCTCATCTATGCCTAATTTATTAGCTACTCCCTCAATTCTAAAATGCTGGAAGTAAATCAAGGAAATAATTTCTTCATATTTTTTTCCTTGAATAAAAGAAAGTCCATAATCAATAAATTCAATAAGTCCATTTATGTTTTCTATTTCCTTAATCCTCTCACTTTTTATAATCTCTATTTTTTCTAGGTCACTCAGATTATCCTTGTTAGTGGCTTTT